ATCATTGATGTATGTTCTTTTGTCATACAATCAATAATTTTTGTAAATTGAAATGAAATATCTAAATCTAAAGAAGGGTGAATTCTACTTTTATGTTTCATCAAGTTTTCATAATATAACAAAGTGCATAGTATGGTGGTAGGTTTTTATTCTCTCCTGTTTGACTATTATTATTATTACCTAAAGTATTAATACCCCTGTTACCTGATGAGCCAGTTATATCGTGACTGTGACTACCATTTGAACTAGTGGTGTAGGTTTGGGCAAATCCTGAACCTGCAGAACCACCACTACCAATTGGAACACCACGAGTATATGATGACGTTGAATTTAATCGTCCATGAGTATGAGTGTGAGCACCTTTAGTATCAGTTGCATAAGTACCTGCACCGTGGTTATGTGCTACAACTACTGAATTAGCACTACCACCAGTAACACCAACTGATAACCCAGGAAAACTATCAGCACTACCACTACCTGAAGCACCGATTATAAATTTATCTCTTAAATCTGGTGTGCCATTTTGTCCGTTACATATTGCCCAACCACTAGGAGCAGTCCATTGATTATACATTACAATTGTGCCTACTGGAATATTAGTACCACCACTACCAGCAGCACCATCAACACCATCAACACCATCACTAACTTGAATCCAAGCACCACCAGTTCTTACTTTAATAGGCATAATTATAATTTTTAATTAAGAACTAAGAAACTCTCATTATATATGCAAGTACATAATATGGTGGTAGGTTCATATTAACTCCTGTTTGATTACTATCACTATTACTACTCACATCAAGACCCCTTATAGCACTTTTTCCACTCATGGTATGAGTATGATCTCCAGCTGCCGTAGTAGTACCTCCATTTACTGTAGGATATTCAACAGCAGTACCATGAGTATCATGTTTTAGAGCTGGATAACCTCCAATTGTTGGGTCAGTATAGCTATGACTATGAGAACCTGTTTCATTAAGTGCATAAGTACCCTTAGCATGATCGTGTTTAGGCAATACAGCATTTTTATGACCACCCATACTAGTATTGGCACCAGTAATATTAGATCTCCAATTACCACCACCATAATCTCTAGCACCAAGAACAAATTGATTTCTTAAATCAGGAGTTCCATTAGTACCATCACATAATTTCCAATTTTCCAATGCAGTAAGTTCACTATTAGTACCACTCCATATAATAATACCTTTAATTGGAACATTTCCTGCTGATCCACTACCACTACCACCAGTATCATACCAAATATCTCCATCACAAACATCACCATTAGCAGGTTGAGTAGTCTGAACCCACTTTTTACCATCAGCATTACTAGTATTAGGAATATTAATTCTTTTAGTTCCTGTCGTTGGTGTAGTTATAGTAATTGGTTTATTACATGAATTAGCCCTACTTGTATAATTTACTTCAACCTCCGTGAGACCACCAGAACCTCCACCAGCATCAGCTTTTAAAGTAGTATTATCTAAAGTTAGCCCATCACCGACTGTCAAATACCTTAATTTACCTTCACCACTATGAGCACTATTATCCCAGAATATAATTCTATCCGCATCAGGATCAACTCCACCCAATTCATTACCATCAACACTAAGAACATCATCTATATTTGCATTTAATGTTATAGCACCAACATTACTATCAATAGTTCCTTTAAAAACACCATAATATTCATTAACAAATGCCTTATCCCAATATCTGTTCTCTCTGCCGCTATGGGATGTATCAGATCCAAGATCACTACCACCATTAGTAGCAGGAACTAATGCATTCGTAGTACTATTATCAAGATTAGAAGGATCCTCAACAATCATATTCATGATGGTTATAAGACTAGTTGGTTGTCCTTTAGTAGTATTAGCCTTTAATCCAAAACCCATTTCAGGATTTTTTGCAGAATCTACATTAACTTGGATACGTGCAGAACTTCCATTTCTATCTGGTCTACCATCAATATGATTAAACATAAGATTGGCATTACCATATCCATCATGAGTACCTATTCCTATTGAACCTCCATTATGACCTGGTGCACCAGCAACAATAGAAGCACTATTATATAAATTTCTTGACCGTGCACTGTATGTTATACCTGCACCAACAGTAGCATCTTGTGCGTAAAGAGCTTGATAACTTAAATCAGCAGCATCATCTCTTATAAATGGAATTTTAAATGCAGGATTCTGAGCAGTTGTTAGATCTATCTTAACAGTATTTGCCTGAGCAGCTGCATTATCACCACTACCAATATTAGTTAAACAAGAACCATCACCATAAAATTTTATTGCGGTAACAATACCAGCAACAGCTAATGTTCTATCATTATCAGATACCTCTGAACCAGAAAAAGGTAACGTCGTTCCAATACCAACATTGCTATCTTTATCACCAACTATCCAATGATCAGAAACACCAGAACCATTACCAATTACTAGTTGTTTATCAGCATCACCTTCATTTCTAGAACCAACTTCATTATGAATTGGTAACCTTACATTAAAACCAATCGCTACACTACATTTACTAACAGTCTCATATTCGCTACAACCTACGGCACAATAACCAATAAATGTATTATTACATGCGTGGCAACCTTCAGTACCATTAGCCTTTCTACCAGCATAATGACCTAAGAAAGTATTATAGTTTCCAGTTCTAACAAGACATCCTGCATGATTTCCAAGTAATAGATTACGATCACCAGCAGTAACACATTTACCAGCACATCTTCCAAGAGAAATATTAAAATCTCCAGAAGTAGCACATTTGAATGCATCTACACCTATGGCAATATTACATGCTCCTGATGCATTTCCTTGACCATGACCTGCATTGAAACCTAAAAATATATGTCTACCAAAACAAACACTACCACTAACAACTTGTGAAGAAACATAACTATGTCCTGCATTCCGACCAATGGCAACAACATCACAAAGATCTTTTGCTAATGTTCCTGCTTCACATCCTATAAAGACATTATTTTGACCTCCTCCATTACAAGCATGAGAATTAGTACCATCTAGAGAAGTACCAGCATCCTTACCAATGAATATATTGTAACAGGTATCGCCATCTAAAGAACTACCAGCATCTGTTCCTGCTCTTAAATTCTCTTGAGCATCTGCTTGCCATGCAGTAGCACTACCAACATTGCATAAGTGAGAACCATCACCATAATATTTACAAGCATAAACATTGTTCCAACATCCAGCTGCTTGTACATGTCCGTCATCACATCCAGTATCTCCAGTTTTTCCTAAATTATAAACTCCACTCTTTTTAGGGAATACACCCGAATCAAAATATGATTTTTTAGCAGCATCAGTACTAGCACCTTCAGAAGTAAATGAAACAATACCAATTACATTATCACTAGAATTCCTTACATTTAAGTCTATATGTCGTGATCCTTCATTCTCAATTACAAAAATACCATCAGAACCACCCTGACTATGAATATCACCATCAGCGTTATTGGTATCACCTTGTAAATGTAAAGATCCATCAAGATAAAGACTACCATGATTTGGATTAACTGTTAATCCAATACCAGTATAAACATCTTCAACACCACCAGGATCATTGTTACTATCAACAAATGTTAGGAAATATTTACCATCAGTAGTTGTAGCTGTTGTCTTAACACAATTGGCATTAGGAACTGTGACATTACAATCTATTGTTCCATAGAAGGTTCCACCTCTAAATTCCTTTGCCCATACAGCATTCCATCTCTTAGTATCACTTTCTCCAAGACTTTGTGTTTCATGACTAGCTGGATTGATATTATTATCTTTGTTAATATGTAATCTTCCTGTTCCATTAACAACGAAAGACATTAATTCAGTATTTTGCTCATATCTAATCTGACCCCTACTTAATGCAGCACCACTAGTTCCATCAGCAAAGAAAATTGAACCATGATCACCTACACTAGAACCTGAATAAATTGTTATTCCCTGATCACCACTTCCACTACCAACAACTAAATTATTAGATTCACCATCAAAAGAATTTGGAATAATATTACCAACTCCCAATTTATCATTTTGATATACCAATCCCGTACTATCAACCTCTACACCATCATAACCACTGGAAGCACTACCAAAATGAATATAATGTGTATCTGCAGGTGTTGTATCGTCTACTATTAGAATATTTTTTGCATTTGTTATTGGAACCGTAGGATCAATATCACCTTTAAAAGTACCATAATAATGATTCGCAGTTACAATACCAACAGCTAATATAGATGTATTAAGTTTAATATCATCATCCATAGTGTATGGATTATTTGGATATGTGGTTCCTATACCAACATGACCATCTGATGTAATGCGAAGTCTTTCCTCTACTCCATCCTCTTCATTATTAAATTTAGTATAGAAACGCATACTACCGCCTCTACCATGAGGGCCACCACCCCCTTCACTTTTAACATCTATTTCACCTAAACTTCCACTTTGGGTCACAAATCTAAGTTTAGGACTAACAACATTTTCTACATCTCCACCACTGTTTTTAAATAATGATAAGTCGTCTCCTTGAACTACTAACTTACTTGATCCAAGCCACTCAGTTCCATTGTAAGAACTAACATCAGTTATGTTTACTAAAAGACGACCATCTGTTGAGATGCGAACTTTTTCTGTTAAATTATTACCATTACGAGTTTGAAATGTTAAAGCACCTTTTTCATTAGTATTAGAAACATCAGATGCAACTCCTTTAATTGAAGAATATATGGTATCATTATAAGCATCATCTTTACCTTGGAATTGAATCACACCGACAGCATCATTATCAGCCATATTCCCTACACCAGGATTATGTTGTAAGAATAGTTCTGCTCCTAAAACACCTGCATCATTAGATTCAAGTCTTAAAACTTCCGTATCCAAAGTCCGAGCATGAAGAATAGAAGTACGAGGTATAGTAGTTCCTATACCAACTCTACCATCAGCATCAATAACCATTCTAGGTGTGTGTGTGGCCAATTGTGCATTATTAGCTGTTCCGAATAGCAACTTACCATTACTAGTAGTAAGGTCAGAATATGTCCAAATAGCTGCTGCACCTTTACCAAATCCAGCACTTGATTGTCTATAAAATTCTATGCCAGCTCTATTGGCAGCACCAGAACTCTCCACACGAATTGCATTATGACCATCATATGTTACAGCATGTAGCTTGCTCTCTGGAGCAGTGGTTCCAATACCAAGACGATTTTGTAATGAATCAAATACTATATTACTATTACTATAAAGAAATTCATTCTGCCTACTATTATATGGATTATGTTGTTCAACAAAAGTCATATAATAGGTACCAATACCACTTGTTCGGAAATGTGAAGTTAAACTTGGGTTAGTACTACCCACCCCAACCTTATTAGCATTAACAGTTGTCAAATCATCAACATCAACCCAATCTATTTCTGTACCTGTTGATTGCAATAACTGACCATTAGTACCAAGTGAATCATCTTTATCTTGCAATCCACCCGTAATTTTTACCCCGTCGCTAGTAGTAGCTAACTTTTCACCCGCATCACTAGCACCAGCCCAATAAAGTTTTACATCGGCATCATTATCTGCCTTAATTAAATTTTTAGTAAAATTACCATTACCTACACTAAAACCTTCACCACCAGCATAAAAATTCATCCAACCAGTAATATTTTTAATCTCAACGTTTGATCCAGTATGGGCAATTTCTAAATCAGCCTCATTACCAAATGTTGCTTTAACACTATCATAGAAAGCTAACCTATCATTTGATGGTTGCCACTCAATATCCTTATTAGCATTACTTAAATTATGAAAATGAGCCTTTCCAGCAAATGTAGAAATACCTGTTGACCAAATATAAGTTGTAGAAGTAATACCCGTAACGGTAACACCCATTCCAGAAGTCTGAAAACGAAGTCCATCATCATAATAAAGAGATACACCAGAACCAACATTTGCTCCAAGTACCTTTTCTCCTAAATTAGTTTCTAATTTAAAGTGTTCTGAATTTAGTACAAGATAACCAGTTTCATTTTCAATATATGAATCAGTACCAGTATGATAAATTTTTAGATCTCCATTTTCTGATAGTTCTCCAGCTACACCATCACCAAATGATAATACTGAACTATCAGGAAAACTTAATTGGTTTGCACTCTTATCCCAATGAACTACTTTACTACCAATAGATCCAGTACCATTAAAATACACATCATCAAAAGCAGATGCAACACCAACAAAAGTAGAAACTCCTGGACTTACATAAAGTTGTGCAAAAGAAGCAGACTCATAAACTAAATTATCCCTAATGAATAAATCACCACCAACATACAAATTACCACCTGTAGTAGTAATTCCACCAGCACCAGAAATAGTAGCTGCTACACTTACAGGATCAGTAGGAGCAGGCCCATAGTGAGATAAAGAACCACCTACAATAACATTCTTATTAAATACTCCACCACCTTGTGTGATAAAAGATCCAGTATTAAAGTTATTAGATTCACTACTGTCATTAATATTAATGGGATCATTAGAAGCTACTGTACCACCATAAGAATCAAGTGTAAGATTTCCAAGTGTAGTAGTTATTACATTATCATTAGATCCTGCAATTTCAATATTACCTATAGTACCAACACCAGTAACCTTTAATTTGGTTATGGTTGCATAACCTACTGTTAGTCCATCACCATCAAATGTTAAATTAGCACTATCTTGTAATTCTCCACCAGCACCAGCATATGTAACCCTACCCGAAGTTAAATCTTCTACTTTAAATGTATTTGCCTGACCACCATCATTAATATCTAATAATCCATAAGTTGTTGTAATACCTGCAACCTCTAACCGACTAAATGAAGCTACTCCAACTACATCTAATAAAGTCCTTGGTATAGCACTTCCAATACCAAGTCTATTATTAGCATCATCAAAGTAAATATTATCTGCACCATCAACTAATCCTGTAGCACCATGGAATTGTACTTGTCCTACATCACCACCTGCACCAGAAGTAACTGCATTTGCTTGTGTCCACTCAACTCCACCTGAATTATTCTTTACAAGAATATTATTTTGAGATCCAGGATCATTATCAGTATCATATATGGTTCCTGTTAATCTAATATCTCCTACAACATGAAGTGTATTCGTTGGGTCAGTGGTACCAATACCGACTGAAGCAATTCCCGCAGTGTCATTGTTATAAACAAAAAGATGTGCTCCAGTAAAAGAACCTATTCCAGTAATTGGATCCCTATTGTTATATTGTATTTCATGATCATTTCCCACTGCTTCAACAGTAACAGTTACAGCAGTACCTGGATGACCATTAGCTTTAACAAATCCAGTAACAGTAACTGCTGATCCTACAAAATTTATATTGGTAATACTACTAATACCCAAATTTGGATCGGCATCTGTTGATGGAATTACTATCTCTTCATCCCTAATTGTTATAGCACCTGGTATAACTCCACCACCAATTGGAACCCAAAATCTTTCTCCTGGACGATTTGCTATAGTGACAATTTGATACTGTTGTCCTGGAGGAATAGTCTGAGTTTCTGGAGGAGTACCCAGATTAGGTTCAACCTGATCTAAACCAATATACTGATATCTGTCCTCAGTTAACTCTGCCTGAGGTCTTACTTTTACTCTACCACTAAGATACTTAGGCATTACTATTCTCTAGGATACTTGCTGTGAATTCCATTTGAAGTGGAGCAACTTGACCACCAGCCGAAGATACTCCAACATTCACTGTAATATTATTATAAGTTGCTTCTATAATATCTACAGCAACATTATGCTTTGGATCAGTTGTTCTTGGATAAGCATGTTCTGTTTGATTATTATCCATAGTACATGTATATATTATACCTTCTGTAGCAATACCAATAGTACTAGTGGCAGCAGTTGCTTTCTTGACACCACCAGTAACACCACTTATAAAAGTATGCTCCCAAGCAGAAGAATATCTAATTTGTGCTCTAGTAATACCAGCAGTTGCTGAAACAAATGTATGTGGTGAAGTGTCTGGTGAAATACCTACACCATCTATACCACTACCTTTAATTTTAAAGTTATTAGCATCAACCTTTTCAACTTCACACCATTGATTGCTAATAGGATCAGTTACTCTTGGATACGATTTATGAGAATTAATTCCACTATAATTACCATAATCACAACTAAATGTAAGACAACCATCATCTAACTTTACATGGTCACCCGTATCAAGTCCATGACCATTAAGTGTTATTGTTAATACACCTGTACCTGGGACATAAGCTGCACTTGTAGGTTTTAACTTAGGATTTGGAACATATCTATGTTCGGTATTTGACCCACCAGCATCACCAACATCAATTGTTATTGTTGTATCAGTAGTTGCGGCAATACCAACTGCTTCTCTATAAGCTTGATCATCACCAGTTGCTCCCCCTTCACCATTTGCTCTAGGATAATACTTAGTATTTGTCCAATTATCACTACCATGGTTACAAGTAAATCCAAATGATTGGTCATATAATCTAATACTACTAATACCAGCAACAAGATTATGATTTCCTATCGTTGCAGTTAATATTCCAGTATTTGGTGTATATTGAGCTTCAGAAACAGTATAAAATTGCTTTCTAAGATCAGTCCTACCTACATTTAATTTAAAAGAATCATTATCAATTTTTTCAATTGCTTTCCATGTCCCACTCATAGGATCTCTTTGACTACGAGGATACTTATGTATTTTATCATTTTCATCTAACTCACACTTAAACGAAAATGTATCGTCATCAAATCTAACCAAATCACCAGTACTTAATGCATGACCATTAATTTGAACTGTTAGAATACCAACCTGACCATTATAACTAGTACCTGCTTGTACTATAGTTCCATTACCACTAGTTCCATTAACTGTTCCACCAGAAACAACCATTTGATGATCAGGAATAGTAAATGTTGCTATACCAGTATCTCCACTATAATATGAATTTGTGACATTATATTTTGTAGTATTAGAAAGATTTGTTTTTGAAATAGCATCTGGTTTAGCACGAACAAAAGAATGAATTGCTGCATTATATACATGCTTATATCCTTTTGCACCACCAACAATAGATGTAAATGTTTTTGCTGTACCAGCAACTCCTTCTTCATTAAGGATTGTGTTTATAACATATGCTTTTTGTGGATCTGGGAATATTGTAGTTGTTATACCTGCTGTATTTGCTGGACAGGTAAAAGCAACTCCTGCCATAGTAATATCATCACCAACATTAAAACTATGAGGCCCAGCACATGTTACAGTAATAATTCCACTTGGTTCATCATAAGTAACATTATTAATAGTTGTTATGCCAGTCTGAACACCAGTCATATACAAACTATCAACCACAAGTGCAGTCTTTTCTAATACTAATCTACCATCTATTAAAATTACTGCATCATTTGGTGGAATCTCAACATCCTTTATAACTCTTATATCTCTTGTATTTCCCGTACTTCTTGTTTCTCTCCTTTGAATGAATGTGACTGTTGGATATGTACCTACACCAACATTTGCAACTTGAGCATACAATAATAGAGCAGAAGTTCCTGTTGGTACTTCATACAACTTTTGCTCTCCTGGTGCCACAGGAACCGCAACATTTAAAAACTTATTGACTGGTGCTATTGCCATATTATCTCAATGCTAATATTAATGGTGTTAATTGTGCTTGGATTGCTCTATTAAAGTCTCTTCCTCTAATAGTTGATGTAGTTTGGTCTATCGTTAAACCATCACCAATTCTAAAATTACCTTTTTGATCCGTACTAGTAAATGGAACTTGTCCTCCATTTATAGCTATGATTTCATTTTCAGGAACAGGTTCACCACCCTGGAATGGGTTTGCTCTATTTAGGTCAGTACCAGCACCGACATATTCAAACGAATGTGAACTGGTAATAATACGACTTAATCTTACAAACTCACAACTTACTCCTACACCAATGTTATAAGGTATGAATTCATTGAATGTTACTGTACTCATTCCACTATTAGTGGGTTCAGTAGCACTATCTACAGTATATAGAATTGGATCAGTATTAACAGCAGCACTTGCATTTCCACTAGAGAAAGTAACCGTAAGTTCTTGATCTGGAAGGAAATTTCTACCACTAGCAATAACATCAATAGAACTAATACTACCAGCAGCACTAACATTAGCAGAAAACTCTGGTAAAATTGCTTCTGGGCCCTGTGGTGCTTGAACAATAACATTTGGTGGAGCACCTTGATTATACCCAGTTCCACCATTAACAATATCAATACTTCTAATTAATTGAAGTGGTTTAGTTATTAATCCATTGGCAGTACTATCAGCATAATCATCCATATTAATATGGAAATATGCTCCCTGACCATCAAAAGGTTTTCTAAAGTTTTGTTGAATATCTCTCACATTCTCTAATATAATTGCGTCTTGACCAGCAATACTATTAACATCTGTATAACCAAAGAACTCAATATCTCCAACACCATCTGCCTTTAATCCTACATTACCAAAGGATGAGTTAGAGTTTGTTAAATCACACTGACCACCCGATCCACAAAATATAGCAACATCACATCCAATAGTAAAGATAGAAACTAACTGAGCATATGCATTATTGGTGAGTGATACACCAATACCATTTTCATTATACTGGGTAAATGAATCGCAAACCATAGATTTTAAATCTTGACCCAAATCATTGGTTCCTTCAAATGCAGCATTAACATAATCACCATCAATCTTCATTCCAATACTACCAGTCATAAAGTTAGTACAGTTTCTAACATAAGGACTTCTATATCTTCCACCCTCAGCTGGGTTTGTTCTTGATGGTCCTTGGTTTGCTGGTCCAAGTGCTGTATATCCAGTTACTGCTTGATAATCAGTACCTCCACTAATACCTGCTGATGTAGGAGGGAATGCGACAGCACCACAATTAGGATGATTAGTAGAACTTGTAGATCCAGCAAAATTCATATTTTGAATTAAACATCCTGCTCTAACTTGGAATACATCCTTATTAACATTATTAGGAACAATAGTTACAAGTCTTAAATCTTCACCAGTAACAGTAACTTCAGTTCTAAGACCGACTGGATTATTTTCATAATAAACACCAGAACGAACTTTGATTGTATCTCCTGTCATCGCAATTGCTGCTGCACCACCTATAGTTCTTTTTGCATCTCCTTCCAATAATCCAGTATTACTATCACATCCATTAATTGATACCCAGATAGTATTTTTTGTCTCAACACCAGAAGGTCTCCATGATACACCAACTCCTGTAGCTGCTAAACGATAATCAGTTTTACATACACCAACTTCATCTGAGAATCCAATATCATTATTCTTATCTGCTATATGTGACTTTAAAGTTAATGTACTACCAATACCAACTTCATCTTTAAATGTAGAAAAACCAACAAATGTAGATATACCTGTTACAGAAAGAGCAGAACCAACATTTACATTACCTTCAATACCAGCACCACCTTCAGTAATTACTAAGGCACCAGTATCTCTAGTAGTTGATTGAGTAGATGATTCTAAGTAAGTAACTCCACCAACATATAACTTTTTCTGAATAGCAGTACCACCATCAACGGTTAGAGATCCTCCATTAGTTTTGGATGATGCATCTGTTTGTAAATTAAAATTAACAGCACCATCAATATCTAAGGTTCCACGCCCAACAGTATTACCATCAGAAGTACTAACTGTAAATTTACTTACACTACCATCATTCTGTATATCAAATTTTTTAGAATCAGCATTAATAATAACATCATCTTGGAAAGTTGCTTCTCCATCTACATTTAATGTAGTATTAAATTCAGCATGTAAATCAACGTCTATTTGATTGTTAAAGAATGCTATACCATCTACAATTAATTGATCCCTAAGACGAACTTTTTTATAACTATCTAATCCATAATCATCATCAGCTCTTGTCGTTGCAATACCAACATTACCATTATTATCAATTACAAAAGGTGTTGTATCTGGATTTGTAGAATCTTCAACATATACCGCATTTCCAGTACCTGTTTGTCGAATATCCAACATATTACCACTACTAGTTCCATGAATAAATGCTCCTGTTCCAACTCCTGTTGGTACAATATCAGCTCTAACATGACTAGCAGGTGTTGCATTACCAAAACCAACAGGAGTCATCCTGTAAATTCCAGAATTAGTACCACTACTTGCGGCATCAAAATCATAACCCCATAAATCAAAAGTAGTAACCGTTGCTATTCCACTATGTTCATAAGGACCAATATCCCAATTAACAGTTTGAGATACTCCTAATAATGAATTCTTATTTAAAGTAACATTTCCAACACCAATTTCATTAACTGATGCTTCACCAGCAGCAAGAAGATCTGTAGGAGTACCAATATCAGGTTTAAAAACCCAACCAACTTCAACAGTTGCTGTAGAAATGGATACTACGTTACTTCCAGCACCAATAGTACCACTTCGATCATTAATTACTCTATTCCATATAGGTAAATTAGTTGTAGCATTAAGTGTATCCGTACCAACACCAAGACTATTAAATTGAACAAAATTTATAGTATCAAATGTTTGAGCAACACCAACAGTAGGAATATATTCACCCTCATTTTGAATCTTAATTCCTTCCGTATCTTCACTAGGAGGTGTTGGTTGCCATCTAATACCAAATTCATCCCTCTTCAACCAATAATTATTAAGTCCTGGAGAACCAACACGGTCATAGAGATTCCTAGAAATATGAGCACTACCGTCAATATCAAGTTTTAATGGGCCATTAGCTTCGTCACTAAACAATGCATTATCATCAATCCAATTACCATATGGATTTGTTGTTCCAATTCCAACAGTACCCAATCCAGTGACTACCATGGAATCGGAACCACCTATTCCAACCTGAAAAGATTCTATAGGAGTAACAGTATGAACACCTACCCTATTAGTACTATCTTTAGCAGTAAATATAGTACCACCAACACCAACTTCAAATTCTTTATTTACCGTTAGGTAATTAATATTTAATCTACCATCGATTGTTACATCATCTTTAAATGTTGCGATTCCTACAAAAATTGATGATTTATCTACATGTATATACTGTGTATTCAGTCTATCAAATTCATATTGGAAGTCACCGTAAACATAAACATTCTCAAATACGGAATTACCTGTTTGATTGAAATCGGCGTTTATTAATCCAGACATATCTACTTACCAAAAAATTTATCTGAAATTGCCTGACCGACAAAACCACCAGGTCCGAAAGAAATTCCAGCACCCCAACTTAATTTTAAATGTTGTGGTAAATTTCCTTTTTTACCATCTACCTGAATTCTAGTAGCATTTAATCGAATCTCTTTAGTACCATGTTTATCACTATCACCAATCTGAATATCATTTGCTTTAAGAATAATCTTATCTGCTGCTAATGTAAGAGTACTTGATGCCTTTATTCCTATAGACTTCTGTGTGGAATTGATTTGAATATCTCCACCATGTGAAAAAATACTTAAACTCTCAGTTGAAGGATTATCCTTTGCACCAGCTTCAATTAATAATTCAGCTTCAGTTTGTAATCTAGTAATACCAGCTCCACCAGCATTAGAATGATGATGTGCCAATATAAAATTAGCAGCATTATCATTTGACATTTTTATTGCTGCTGCTTCTGGACTAAAATCACTACTCTCTGGATTACCAGACTCTATATAACAATTTGGCCCAAAACAATCTCTAGTTCTAGCATCTTGTGATCCTGACATATTACTTACCTACACAATCAATTACTTGCACTACTTCACCCTGAGGTCTAGTCTTGGATAACACAGGTCTCAAAATTGCACCTACTCCAGTTTCACTATTGATATTTAGTTCTGGTAAATCACCATAGGCAATTTGTTTTACTAACTTTCCACCAATAACTCTACCATCAACAATTTCCAATTCAAAATTTTCTAAAGTATCAGTTTCTTCATAGCCACTTCCTGGTTCTTCAATGATAACCTTATCAACAAATAAAGGAACTTCATCATCTTCAGCAGGATAATTTTCACCTGGAGATAATATTGTAATACTTGTAATCTGACCGTAAGTGGGAGATTTTGGATTCTGGTCAACGTGTGCCTTAGCATATGCACCATATCCTTGATTACACTCATCATCAAATACTACTACAGGATCACTTGTATAACCTCTACCAGGATGATCAATTTCTACACCAACAATACTTGCAGTTCTTTGGACTTCACTAAATATATCTTCCGTATCTAATCTATTAATAAATTTTCCAAGAATAACTTTACCTATACCACCAGATCCACCTCCACCAAAAATTTGAACCAATGGTCCTCCACACGAAATTGGATTTCCTGTATTACATGGGCCAATATCAGATGCTTCTGATAATGGACTCCCAAATATATTCCAAGCACCATATTCCTTTTCAAAGTCTGTCGATAAATTACTTGCTGCCTGAGTAATAGCAGTTCCACTAAACATTTTAGAGAAACTATCTGAAATACCATCACCAGAAGTTCCAGGTCTTGGGCCCTTACCAAGAACATATTTTGAACTTGAAGGACAATCAGGTTTATCACCACAATCGGCAAATGATTGTACTTTTTGAAGAACGTTTATACCACCATTTAAAAAATCTTTTACATTAAAAGCCATTCCCAAACCATCAGCAACTGGACCCAATAAAGGTCCAGTAACCTCATCTAAAGTATTAACAATTTTATTATTAATTGCTCCCATTACTTGTTGAACAGCACACGCAGGAACATTTGTCACATTTTTAACTGCAGCACTAAGTAAATCACTTATCGTACCAGCTAAAGCATCTGTTATTTTTGCAGCAGAACAATATACACCATCCAATAGAGAACTAACACCTGGTATCATACCCTCCTGAAATTTAGTTACATCTTCAAGTGCTTTGGGATAAGGATATGCTGGACTAACCATCGCAAATGTTGCTGCTGATATTGATTTAAATTTTGATTGTATCTCACTTTCCAATTTATCATTCAATGACCCTACCATTTTGTTGGAGAACTTTGTCATGGTATGACTCATTACAGAAGAGGCAGCCTTTATCTCATTAGGCATATTTAATGCTGCACTTGCTGGGCCAGTAATTTTATCAAAGAAATTATTTAATTGTGCTTCCATCTCATCCAGTGTTGTATCCTGACAAGGATTTGCTGGAATAATTGTTTTCCCTGTTGTAATACTATCTGGTATATTTTGTGATCTTGCTACCCTAATAAATTGATTTCTCTTAACCTGTTCTACAGGTGAAAGTTTATTAAGTGGAATAGGGCCAACACCCTTAAAATCACTGGGAAACTTATCCTTATATTGAGAAATAACATTTTGTAATTTTGAATCAGCAGGATCTGCCTGTATCAATTTTTTTACATAATTGATATTTCCAGTACTTAATTTTGATGGGGCAGGTGTCTTCATATAATTATATTTCTTATATATTATTTATTAGTTAAAAAGGAAGATTGCTAAGAGTGTCATTAATAGTATCAGTAGCAGTACCAATAGCATTATTAATCTCATCCATAGTAGGTGGAGGAGGAAAAGCACCTACAGTAGGTATTACAGGACCACCACCTTTTAATAATTGATCAAGAGCAGGTTGTCTACCTCCTTTAGAAGGAGATATTGCTTTAGGACTATCAACACCTACAGCTTCTTCTGTTTCTTGTCTTCTTAATAAAATACCAGGTTTAGTTGAACCCACAAATCCTGTTTTTGGTTCAAATCTACCCTTTCCATACTTAACACCAGCAGTTCTTCCTAATAGATGTAATATTATTGGATTTTGTCTTCTATCACCATCTAAAAACTTACCAAGAACAACGTCACCTTGAGATAATCTAGGTTTTCTAGCTCTATTACCACCCCCACTTCCATCAGAAACACCTAAAGCAGTTAATGCAAAAACAATTTCTTCATCTTTTATAGAATCATCAAGTGGATGATATCCCATAATAGCAACTCTATATCGATACCCAAATCCAGCATTACCATTAATCTGATCTTTCTGGCAAGCATACGGTAATATTATACCAATCCATTCATTGGTACTTAATCCATAAAAATCTAAATCTGAAAGGTTACTCATTATTTGTTATCGGATGAATGTAAACCATAGGAATCTCTCACTAAACATAAAGAACTTACAGCTCTTTCAGAATCAAAATAATGGCAGAGACATTGAATTATATAGTTACCACTTTGCTTTTGATCTGGGCCCATTTCCTTATTATCAGTTATACTTTCAATTTCTAAACGAATATTATCACCTGCTTTTAAATCCGTATTACATGGAATAGTTATAGCATGTTGTTGAGAAAATAATAAATTATATCTTGTAGTTCCTGCAGCATAATAAAATTCTGGATTATTATTTGGATTAACATTCTCTTCATTACCACCAATATTCATTACAGCAGTTTGAACTCTATGAAATTTATTACCAGTTCCAAAATCCTCCTCTAAAATCTTAGGAACACCTGGTTTCTGACCAAGTGTAGAGAACTTAGGATCTCTGTATAATTTTTCCTGTTCAACAGTAATATCAATTTCAGTAAATCCATAAGTAGAAGGATTAAAGAATATAGTTTTATTACCATACACCCCAGATCTAATTTGTGTTAAAAGATTTTGATCTTTTATAACATTTAAATAAGAAATTTTAAAATCATTTTTATCATTATTTGTTTGTTGAGATGCTTCAACTTTAGAATTATAATGATAAGTATAATCTGGTTTCTTATTAATTAAACTATCAACAGAAAGATAATTAAAACCCGTCTTAGTTTCGTAAGCAAAATATCCAGGATTTGCAGTATTCTGTGGTATTGTTTGTTTTGCCAACATAACAATCATATCAAAAGGTCTCTTTGTCATTCCAGCAAATGAATATGAATTACTAGAATCATCAACATTTATCATATCTTTAGGCAATTTCAATTCATTTTTAAGAATTGTCTTAATAGATTCTGTAATATTTCCAGTATAATGTTTAGTAAGTCTCTTTGTATTATTTGCCCATCCTATCCTAGAAACAAATCTTACTTGTACAATTTCTGATTGAGAAGATTTTGATAACACCTGCACCTCACTCACATAAAATCTTTTATGTGGATTTTTCTTAGATGCAAAATCCACACCTTTGCCCACATCATTCTTAATTTTCATTAAAATCTCACATCCAACCTCTAACGGAAGTGCACTATGAAGAGATGCAAATCGTTTCTGAGTATCCTTACTGGATTTGGCAGATTTACTGGTACTAATAATAGTAGTAGTTCCTGTTATATAAGGAGATAATATATTTTCATAATAATAGATATTACCAACTCTAAACTGAGCCTTTGCAAAATCTACTTCATTCTTACCATCAGCAGAAATTATTTTAAATATTTCATATTTTGGTGCTTCTTGTGCCATTATGGTAACCTCATCGATGATGAACTAGATGGAAGTGGTGTTGGAAGTTTAGGAGCCATAGCAATTAAATTAGAATTACCAGATACTGGAACTTCTCTTTCAATTGTCATTACAATAGTTTTTGGTCTCTTTTTCTTATCAGTTACTAATTGAGTAGATGGTTTAATACTCTTTGCTATCGGTGTGGACTGCATATTAAATGAATTAGAATCTGTAGATCTATTAAGTCTAGAAATAGATTGATCTAATCCAAACATACTACTACTCACATTACCTTGTTTAAGAGGTTTATTTTCTGTCCATCTTCTATAAATTTCAGCACCACCATGAGTGAGTTTAAAATCAGATCCACTACCATCTCGCTTAAATCTTATAGCTGTTACACCTTTACCATCAAAATTCATTGGATTTTGTAATGTCCCACCTTCATTAAGAGTTTGGACGGGAGTACCTTGCTCTGGAGGAGGGGTAACTGATGGATTAGAATCAAATTCAGCTGAATTATTATCTGTAGATGATTCTACAGGACCTTGTTGAGTAGTTTCTTGTTCTTTATTACTTTGAACTACATCACCCAATTCATCAAGTTGCTCATCAGCATCAGCATTAGCTATTTTTAATTCCTTATCTAAATTATCAAGTTCCTGTGAAGTTTTACGTGGATTAAAAGTATTAAATATACCTTGTATTATAGTACCAACAAACCCAAGAACCTTCGCAAAAGTATCCCAAATCGGTTTTATAAAATTAATAAAATCCCCAATACCTTTTACTATTTTTGGTAAAAATTTTACCATATATCCTGCTATAATAAATCCAAAGAAATCTAAAACCTTACTTAGAAAACTCTTACCAGGTGTAGAAATAGATGCAAATACCTTTTTAACTGGACCTAAATTTGATTTCTCAACATTAGATTCCATTTGTTTCCTACGTTCTTGCTCTTTTGTTCGTTTAACAAGAACACTCTTTGTACGATCCAATTTTACTATTTTTTTATTCTTTGATATTAAAACAGATTTAATATTAGTCGCAGTTATTTTTATTCTTTGTAATTGTTTTTGTTCCATTTATTAAAATATCCCCAACTGTTCCTTATAGTAGGAAATATAAGGATTACTATCATCCTCAGGTCCTACTTGAGGCATTGAATCACCACCTGCTGGATTTGAATCCGATCCACCAGAAGCACCAGAACCTTCTCTAACTGGTGGAAGAATACTAACATCATCATCAGAATCAGGAAGTCTAAGATCATCTGATATTTGTTTAAATGTTTTCTTTAAAACAGCATGTGCTTCTTGAATACTCTCATCATTACGCATTTCCTCTTTAAAATTAGATAATACATCTCTCCATGATCCCCTTTCATTATTTTTAATCATATCATCTAGAATAGGAGCAAACTTTCTACTAGCTTCTCTTGGAATAACTTTTTCACCAACAGTTAACATTGCAGGTACTGAGTCTTTATCACCAACATCTTTACCTGTAACAGTACCACCCGTATTCATCTTCTTAGCAGTTTTACCACCTTCACCACCCATACCACTAAAGAATAAATCATAAAGTTTTCTACCTGCCCAATCACCACCAAGACCACCAAGTAATGTTCCAACAGGACCACCAACTACAGTTCCAATAGCACCAAGAAGTGCGGCACCAATAGCACCAAATGCTGCTCTTCCTGGATTTTCACCCAGAGCAACAGATAATCCAAAGTCAATTAAAGCACCTACAAAAGGAATACGTTTTATCAATGGTCTAAGGAATTTTAATACACCTCTCATTAATGTCTTTTTACCTGGCCCTGCACCTATAGTCTTTAATAAATTTCTTCCTAATACTTTAGCACCAACATCAAATTGTTGAAATACCTTTCCTGCTAAACTCTTACTTCTTTTAAGAACAGTACCTCCACCTTCTGCTAATTTTTTTGTAGTTGTAATACCTCTTCTACTACCATCAAGTTTTCTGAATACACCACCACCTAAAGGTTTAGTACCTCTTGATTGTGCTATACCAGGTTTACCACCCATAAAACGACCAACATTACGAATAACTTTATATAACCCTATAATTTTACGTACCAACTTAAATACCAAAACACCACCAATTAAGGCAGCAATTTTGCCCATATTATCTCCTAAGAACTTAAAAAATCCAGTCACTAAACCTGGATTCTTAGATAACCATTTAAGTGCTTTATTAGCAATAAATCCAGTTAATAATGTACCAAAGAAATTTCCTAATGTAGAAAGTATTCCTTTTGCTGGTGCTATAACTTTATCAAATGTTTTACCTAAAGTAGATTGTAATTTTTTTGTCTTCTCTACACCTGCTTCAGCATCTGATCTACTTTCACCCTCAGACTGTTCTAATAAATTTTCTAAACTTTGTTCTTTCTGTGTAATTCTATGTGTAAAATCTGCAGTTAAGGCATTACCAATATCCTCAAGTGTTGTAGCTATAGATTCTAATGTGGTCTCCTTTCCACCATAACTATCCTTTGCCTTTATAATATTTTTTAAAAGAGTAATCTTTCTTTCGTTATTAGAAACTCTTTGCTCCAATGAGTTATCTTCACCAGAATCATCCATTGTTAATGATGATGAAGATGTTATAGCACTACCTAAACTAGGTGTAATAGCACCACCTTTTAGACCAATCTTAGATGATACAGGAACAATAGCACTTGATTTTTTAAAAGTTGAACTACTTATTTTATTCTTCTTAAATAATGCCTTCCTATCACCAGAAGAAAGATACTCACCCTTAGCGGTAGTACCAGAGCTCCATATTGGTTCAGTTTTAACTAGGTTAGATGCCACTATTTTGTTTCTGCTTTAGGTTTTCTTCTTCAATATACTGCTGGAGAAGTGAAACATAAATTTCTCTTTCCCACGGAATCATATTTTCTAGTTCTGTTAGGCTATATTTATGATGTTGCATGAGGGAAAAATTGGTCCTATAAAAATTTTCAAGACCCTCATGCGACATCGCTAACTGAAAAAAGATGCTAGTCCCTCCAATACAACTTCACTCTGAACTTTTGTTTCGGGATTAGTTACCTTAATTTTATGGGACAATTTAGGCATTGTAGTAAAGAAAGTTTCAATTTCTTTGAATTGTTTAGAATTCATCGATTCAACAAATTCTTTCAATTCCTTTTTAGTACAATCAGATGCTTCCCATGCTTCATCTTCGGTATATACTTGATTAATACAAGAAGTAATAACACCTAATGATTGATCCACTTCACTTTTAGTACTTCCAACATCAAAATTAGATTCAACAAATTGATCTAAAGATGGATAATTCATTTGAACTGATAAATTATCATCTAACTTTATAATATTATTATGCTTAGGATCCTGTTGCATTTTAATAGAATCTATATCAATGCTCATTTGAACCTGAGTTGAATTATCATCAGGGCATGTCACATTAACTTCTACAGTTTCTCCTACAGACTTAGCACGAACATTTAAGAACAAATATTCAATATCAAAAGTTGCCAATTTATCAACTTTTATACCTCTACTAAGAATACATTCACTAAGGACTGATTTAATAGCAGTACTAATCTGCTTCAAATCTTCAGATTCCAAAGCCATAATTAAAATCTTTTCTTCTCTAACTAAAAAAGGTCTATACTTAACTTTCTTTCCACTAGAGGGCAAAACCAACTCATATGTCGGTGTATTAATTTTTGGTAAAGGCATAATATCCTAATAACAAGTCATATATTTATATAGCAGGGTTTTATTTAACTATATAACGGTCATAAGCAAATTGAACATTAACTTGCAAAATCTCTGCTCCACCATATTGAACAGGTATAGATGTCATTCCTTTAGGAAATGCATTTATAAATTGATATTCTAAACTCGGAGAATTACTAAGAAATCCAGATTGATGATTCTTCTCAAATTTTACAATAGATAAAGTATTACATTTATATCCTACATCACTATCACTATTCATAGGATAATTAAATCTTCTATGATAGGCTTCATTTTGGAGATCTGTTTTAGTATTATCACCAGAAATATAATCCATCCACCCCTCAAAGAATTTAAGAACATTATAATCTTGATCAATATAAAATTGAAAACTACTTTCTATGTAAATTCTGGTATGAGCAAATTGTTGATTAATTCCATGATAATTATCTTTAACTTCTGCAGTCGCAAATGAACTGGTAGGAAGTGCTGCTTCCGAACACATTATTCCAATACCAGATCCAAACGAATACTGATAAGGAAGATTGTAATTTATACTTAAATATTTTTGCAATTCACCAGTTATTCCTGAAATATTAACCTGATACTGGTTATTCAAAGACAACTTACTAAGGTCCATCTTAGTAAGAGCTTCCATTTTATATTTTTGAATAAGTCCTGCCACTCTAAATATACTTATATTATTATTTCTATTTAGATGTCTTATAAGGGTCGTTATCAACCAAACAATCTCTTAAAATATAAAGGTAACTTTAGAAACATCATCTATCGTTCCTTATGGGAATTAAAATTCATGAAATGGTGTGATACTAATCAAAATGTACTTGAATGGGGAAGTGAAGAAATCATAGTTCCATATCGTTCTCCTATTGATAATAGGTATCATAGATACTATCCAGACTTTTACCTTAAATTAAGAGAAAACACTGGAAGAATTAAAAAACTGATTATTGAAGTAAAACCCAGAAAACAATGTATGGAACCTAAACCTCAAAAAAAGAAAAGTAGAGGTTATATCTATGAAGTCCGTGAATATGCCAAAAATCAAGCAAAATGGAATGCGGCAAGAGAGTACTGTCTTGATAAAGGATTTGAATTTAAAATATTAACAGAAAAAGAACTAGGTATAACTAGATGACGAGTAGTTACCCCACAGATGATAAACACAATAGAATTCGTGGTGTTATTGATAACATTATAGGAACAGAAAATGCTGATGATATAATGTTAGAATTAATGGATGCTGTTAGTAATACAGAAGTATCTGTTCCAGAAGCTGGAAAATATTACATTTTTGTATATAAACCTAAAACACAAAATCTACAATATGATGCTCACCCATTAGTTGCGGTTACCGATATACTCCAATGGGGTTTTAAAGGATTCAATTATCATTGGGGTCAAATGAGACAATATACATGGCAAGAGGTGGTCGGTAGAGTATATGAAATCTATCCAGAAGAACTTGCAGATGCTCAGGAAATACCTTTTCAGAATATTCGTCTAAATAGTTAAAAATATAGTAGGTCGAGAAAAATATGGGATGGAGTGCAGAGTATCAGGCAGAGAAAGCTGAGAAGAAAGCTAAGAGATTAGCAAAAAAAGATCTTAAAGCAGAAAAGGAAGCAGCACAATCTAAATTTGATGAATCCACTAATTATGAACATCTGAAAAAAACATCAAAAGAAGCAGCACCAGATGAATTACCTAAGGATTTAAGATATCCTTATAGTTCTATACAGAGTGATCAGGATTATATGCAATTTAGTGTTTTTAAATATAAAAGAAAACAAGGTGAATTCGTAACAAGATCAGATGATGATTTTAAAGACACTCAAACAACAATTAATTATCCAGCAGGAACATCAGAAACTAATATTACCAATTTACTAGGTACAATAATTCTTCCTATTCCAGCACAACTTGCAGATACTAATCAAGTTAAGTATGGTGAAAGTGGAATGAATTTTATGCAAGAAGCTGGTATGAAAACAGGAGTTGCATTACTGGATGCTAAAGGTGAAGCAGCTGGAAGTGCAATCAACAATATGATAGCAACAGCTACTGGAAATTCTGATTTAGTTAAAAATTATTTTGCTACTAAAGCAATGAACACTATAGGTGGAAACCTGACAGTTGATCAAGTGTTAGCTAGAACTCAAGGACAAATACTAAATCCAAACCAAGAATTACTATTCAGTGGTGTAACTTTAAGATCTTTTAATTTTACATTTAAATTTACTCCAAGATTTAGAAAAGAAGCAGAAGTAATTAGAACTATTATTAAAGCATTTAAAAGAAATATGGCTCCAAAGGGAGTTGGAAGTGGTTTTCTACAAACACCAAACATCTTTGATATTAAGTACATGCATAAAGGTTCCGCACATCCATTTTTAAATAGAATAAAAATGTGTGCATTAAAAACTGTAAGTGTTAATTATACTGGAGATGGAAATTATGCCACATATGTTGATGGTTCTCCAATTTCATCCACACTAACACTTGTATTTAATGAATTAACCCCAATATACAATGAAGATTATGACGCATATGATGATAACAAAGACGGAGTAGGTTACTAAAATGGGATATTTCACAGAACTACCAGATGTAGAATATCAGAATTTTTTATCAAATAGTCTTTCTACACAAAGCTATCTGACAGTTAAAAATTTATTCAGAAGAAATAAATTGCGTGATGATTTAGAAAATGTTTTTACACTTTTTAATAAGTATGAAATAAGAGAAGGTGCTAGACCAGACACAGTTGCCGAAGAATTCTATGGAAATTCTGAATTAGATTGGGTTGTTCTTATAACTGCAGGTATTATTAATGTAAGAGATGACTGGCCTCTCAATAATAGAGAACTATATGAATATTCACTTATTACCTATGGTAACGACTTAAATAATATACATCATTATGAAACTAAAGAAATCAAAGATTCTAGTGATAGATTAATTATCCCTAAAGGTAAAGTAGTTGATTCTGATTTTTCTATTACATATTGGGATGAGGAATTGAGAACCAATAAAACTCCAAATAATATTGTATCGGGTATTTCTAATTATGAATATGAAGTGCTTAAAAATAATAAAAAAAGATCAATATACATGTTAAGAAAACAATATTTACAACAATTCTTAAATGATATGAGAGATATAATGGTATATCAACAATCTTCCGAAAAAGTTAATGATAGACTAATAAGAACAGAAAACACAAGAGTTATTACAGCATAAAAAAAAGGGGTTCGTTGGAACCCCTTTCTTGTGTTATTCAGCAGCAAGTTTTGCAAAGTATGATAATGTATCATCATCTTCTGAAGTTTTTATTGCTTCAGTTCTATGATTTCCAGCAGTAACTACTAATTCTTCTACTGAACCACGGTCATTGTCCTCATCAACAGTTTCTACATCTTGACGAACTGTAGTCTTGTTACCAAGAACATAACCAAGACGCTTCTTCAAGTCATCATAAGACTTGAACTGATCAGCAGCAACAAAATCTTGAAGAGAACTTTCTTTCTTCCAGAGTCCTTCTAGTGCATCATCGTCATCCAATACTGGAGTGACAGCAGTGAACTCAGAAGAGTCATAGTTACGATAACCAGCAACGTTCTTTGCCTTCAACTTGAAGTTAGCACCTTGCCAGAAATCAAATGGATCAATTGC